TTCAATATGACCTCCCTTGTCTCCCTTCTCATCTAACACATACTTTTTAAAATTTTTCTTATATTTTCCAGCTTCTGCTAAAACAGCAGCACGATACCAACTATAACTTTTCTTTTCTCCTCCAGTTCTTGCTGTTACTTTTTCAAACAGAGTTTTATATCCTGGTTCTTTATTAACTTTGTTTCTTTGTATGTCCTGGAAACCTTGTGCCATGGCTATACTCCTAAGTGGTCTTCGGTAAGTATTAAGAAGTTCATCTGCCTGTCTTCACAATACTCACGGGCGGCGGACCATTTAGCTTGGTTCTTTACAAAGGTTAGTGCAGCATTACGATAGGCAACAGTTTTTTTGTTATTGTCATTTGGTGGTAGTGTTTGTCTTTTGGGTTTGATTTCAATAATATACTTAGCGATCTTGCCATCCTTTTCACGAACCTTGATATAGAAGTCAGGATAGTAGCGTCTAACTTTTCCATCTGGGGCACGATAAGGAATGATTACCTCCTCGCTACCCCATTCTATAATCGATGAGTTGTTATCACAGAACACCATGAACTTTCGTTCCCATAGCGAGCGATAGATAACACGAGTTGGGTTACCACGATACTTTTCTGGATTGACTGGTTTGTATAACCCAGAGTATGCCATAAATATAGTTGTACCAACATAGGTATTTAGCGTGTCAATTAATACGTTTGTTAATACTATTGCTAAGTATGGCGGAATGTCATATAGCAATAACTTTCAAGTAAAGTTTATAAGACCACCAGTTACATATACGGATCTTGATGAAATCGTGTCCTTGTTTTGTGATGAGGCACAGTTACCAAACACAAATACTGCTCAGGGTCAATACAATGGAATATATGTAGGTAGTGGAACTGTAAGTTATGCTCACACAAGAGTATACACTGAATTGCAATTAGGATTTATGTTGGATGCTAATTTATCTGCACTGAAGTTCTTGAATAAATGGGTAGATTGGATATTTAGTGGAAGTACTTCTGCTGCTAAAGGTAGTCAAGAATGGAGTGATCAGCAAAACAATAGTTCATTGTCTCAAGTTCAATCATTAGCAACAATTAGAGCTTCTAACAGAAATATAAGATTAAAATATAAAAATCAGTATACCTGCACAATGTTGATCAGCAAAACTGAACAAGGACCATCTGCTGCTAATCAAAGAGCTCCAATTACATATGTTTTAGAAGAAGTGTATCCATATGCTATTGATGCTATTCCATTAGCGTATGGTAATGCTCAAATTACAAAAGTTTCAGCACAGTTTTCATATTCTAGACATTATACAATTCCAAATAACATCACTTCAGTTGCTGGAACTCTTAGTGGAATGTATAACAGTTCGCAGCAAGCAGATGTTTCTAAAAAGGTGGTTTCCTAATTCATTTTTGATTTACGCAAATTTGGGAAAAATTTTTCGCCAAAAAATCGCTAAAAAAGTCGCACTAAATATTATTATGATCTGATTTAGGTATAATGGCATTACCACAAGTTGTTCTTCCAACGTATGAGTTGGAAATTCCGTCATCTGGCAAAAAAATCAAATATCGTCCATTTGTTGTAAAAGAGGAAAAACTGCTTTTACTGGCATTAGAAACAAATGACGAAAAACAGGTTGAAGATGCTGTAAAAAACTTGCTCAAGGGTTGTATTCAAACGAAAATCAAATTGGAAGATTTAGCAATCTTTGATTTAGAGTATATGTTCTTGAATATTCGTGCTGTATCGGTTGGCGAAACTGTTGAGATGAACATTACCTGCAAAGATGATGAAGAAACAGTAATAAAATACAATTTAGATCTAACAAAGGTAAAAGTAACAAAACCAGAGGGTCACGATAGCAAAATTATGCTCAGTGACACAATGGGTATGATTATGAAATATCCATCATTTAATGATTTTGTAAAAACTTCAATTCTTGGATCTCCTATCACTGCAGATGGTGTCATTGAATCTATGGCAGATTGCGTAGATCAAATATTTGATGGTGAAGACGTATATGACAGTTCAACAACAAGTAAAAAAGAATTTGTTGAGTGGATCGAAGGACTAACAAACAAGCAGTTTGAGCAAGTACGTCAGTTTTTTGAAGATATTCCAGTTCTGGAACATACTTTTAGTCTTAAAAATCCAAATACTGGTGTAGTATCTGAGTACACAATTTCTGGACTAACTAATTTTTTCGGATAGCACTCTTCCATAATAGTTTGGAGGGGTACTATAAAACTAATTTTGCTTTGATGCAGCACCATAAATATAGCTTGACTGAGATTGAAAATATGATGCCTTGGGAAAGGCAAGTATATACTACTTTACTGATGCAGTATCTAGAACAAGTTAAACAAGAACAACAAAAAGCAGCAAGAAACTAATGGCACACGGTTTTCTTACACCAGAACCAGTATCAGGAGATAATTTTTGGAAGAATGCCAAAGATTTGTGGAATATGCTGCAAAAATTAAAAAAGAGAAAGGCACCACCAGACGAGGTGGTGCCCGCAATAGTAGCTGAATTACAAAAAGCACTTCCACCAGCAAAACAGAAATTATTATCACCTGCATCACAAAAATTACTTTCTGGAAAAAATCAAGCAGCATTAAGTGGCGCAAAGGCACCAAATATGCTTACTGGATCTCCAGTTTCTAAGATGCTTAGTTCTGGTAAGAGTGAGATTACTATTAAACAACAATTATCTTTACCACCAGGAGGTCCAAGACTTCCTCCATCTGGTGGGATGCCAAATGAACCATCTGCAGCAAATAAGGGCGGATCTTTTATAGATATGCCTGGAGTTTCTGCTGCTCCTAAAAAATTAGATTCTGAAGCATTTTTTAAAGCAGCACAGACTGGTGTTCATCCAGAGACGGGTAGATATCTTAATAGCGAAGAAAGAAAAGATTTCTTAAAGAAATCAAAAACAAAGATGGATGCTCCAGCAAGTGTAGCATCTGCTGGTATTGCATCTGCTAGCACTAGTGTTACAAAGGGGGATGAAAAAATTGTTAAGTCTGTTGAAGATTTAACCAAAGTTGTTGTAAGTCTTGTAGATGCTGTAAAGGCACAAACATCGGCACAAATTAAAGCTGCTAATGCTCAAAAAGCAAGTACGGAAAGAACAGCGAATAGGGCATTAGCAGCTGCCGAGGAAAGTTCATTAGAACAATCAACTGATTTATCTGGAACGACCACACCAATTGGTGGTATTGGTTCTATGACACCAGGAGCAGGTGGAGGCGGCGGCGGTGGTGGCGGTGGTGGAGGACTACTAGGAAAAGCAGCACAAGCAGTTACTAAACGTGGACTTGGCAGAGCATTACCAAGAATTGGAGCAAGCGTTGCTGGAAAAACTGGTGCCAGAGCAGGAGCACAAGCAACAGCAAAAATTGGAACTAATGTAGCAGCAAAAACTGGTGCAAAAGCAGCAGCAAGACTGATACCAGGAGTACAGACTGCTCTTGGTGTTGGTTTTGCAATGGATTCTTTCTCAAAAGGTGATGTTCTTGGTGGATTACTAAATCTTGGTAGCGCAATCCCTGGACCATTGGGATGGGCATTTTTAGGTGGTAGTGTTGCAAATGATTTATCAAAAGGTGGATCAGCAGAAGTAGCACCATTTGAAAAAGGTGGTATTATTACACAACCAACTTTATCCGTTATGGGTGAAGGTAGAAAGAAAGAAGGTGTATTTCCACTAGAAGGTGCCGCTGGTAAGAAAACATTTGAGCAGTTTGGTCAGGGAATATTTGAAGCGCAAAGAAAAAATAAAAGAGAATATGCTTCTATTCAATCTGCTGGACTGAGGCAATATTATGAAAATGAAGATGGTTTCAAAAAAATGGGTGAAGGATTGAAGAAATTTTTTGAAGGTCTTGTTGGTGGTCTAGCAGCTTTACTTGGTGGCAGTCCTGCTAATGCTGCTGAATTCAATCCAGCAGCAGATTATTTGATGGATGGTGGAATTGGTGGAAGCACTGGAGAAAGAAATGCAGCAGCATTTTTATCAACACTAGAAGGAAGTAAAGGACAAACAGCCGCTGATACTTTCCAAGTTATGATAAACAGAACCGCTAATGCCAAAAAAGGCGGTGCGATGAAGGCATATGGAACTACTTTATTTGATCAGCTAACTGCTAGAGAACAATTTTCTCCTTTCTCTGCCGCAATTTATGGTGCCAGTGCTGATTCAGCTGCTGCCAAAAAATATGGTCCAATTACTGCAGCACTAGGAAAAACACCAGCAGAGAGAAAGAAAAAATTATTAGAAATTGCCAGTGGACCTGACGGATTAGCAGCACTACAAAAATTATTCAAGGCTGGCAGTGCTACAGAAGCATCAAAAGTTCTTGCTGATTTTGAATCTGGAGGAGAGATGTCTAAATCTTCTGCTCAATTCGTTGGCGCAGCGATGTCATTTAGAGGATATCATACAGAAGGTTCTAGAAGAAGATCGCAAGGAGGAAATTATTTCTTTGGTGCTGCTCAGGGAACAAACGCTGCTTCACTCAATGCGGTTTCCGCTGCTCCCGAGCTCGGTTTTGGTGCTGGAGGTGGGAGTGCTTCTATAGCATCAGCGGCACAATCTCTAAAAGGAATGGATACTTCTCGTGGTCCTGGCGGCGGAAGCGTTAGTTGTGTATATGCGGTGAACAAAGTTTTTGCTAAAGCTGGCGTAAAACCACCTTGGGGAGGAGCTCAGAGTACAGATGCTGTCATAAATGCTGCAAAAAACGCAGGTTGGCAACAAGTTGGATTTAATGATGCAAGACCAGGAGATCTTTGGGCATATGATGCTAATGATGGAAAAAAAGGGCACGTTGGTATTATGATGCCAAATGGTAAGGTTCTTTCTAATTCCAGTTCTCAGAAAAAATTTATTTGGGAAGCAGATCGAGGTGCTTTGCTGAGGGAATATCCTAAAGCTGGAATGACACCACCTGGCGGAATATTCTTTAGAGCACCAGGAGGAGGAGGAGCAGATGGGTCTGTCGCAAAAAAACCTCCTGCTAAACCAACACCAGCAACAGCAACTGTAACACCACAACGTAACCGTAGGGGTCAGGGATCTACTTCTGGGACACTACAAGCATCAGCTGCAACACCTCCTACAGGAGTACAACTC